TGTCTCAGCTTGTTGATAGTGCTAGTGGTATTCATGCCCGGCATAGTGAATACTATATTCGGACAGTAAGAGCAGATAATAAAGACCCATTATGTAAAATGATGAAACAAAATGGTTTTCCAAATGAACCAGATGTGACCAAACCAAATCATACTACTGTTTTCTCTTTTCCAACAAAAAGTCCAAAAGGAGCAATATGTAGAACAGATATGACAGCAATAGAACAACTAGAATTATGGTCAACGTATCAAGAACATTGGTGTGAACACAAACCTTCTATTACTGTTACAGTTAAAGAGAATGAATGGCCTGAAGTTGGTTCGTGGGTATGGAATAACTTTGACGATATTAGTGGAATTTCTTTTCTTCCATTTAGCGACCACACATATCGTCAAGCACCTTATCAAGATTGCACTAAAAGTGAATATGAAAAAATGGCAAAATTGATTCCCGAAAACGTTGATTGGTCTACATTATCTGAATATGAACAACAAGATTTTACAGCTGGTTCTCAAGAACTTGCTTGCTCTGCTGATGGGGGGTGTGAGATTGTAGATATATAGATTCATAGTATAAAATATTAATTTGGAGCGAAATGGAAGACGTAATAGAAATAGATGAGGAATGTTCTGCTTGTGGTGCTATATACACAATAATGTTTGATGTTAGTGAACTTAGGGGAGAAACTAGAGAAAATACTGCTAGACATTGTATATTTTGTGGTATATTGATGGAGCCATATTACGATGAAGAAGAACTGTAAATGGCGTACTTAGGAATGACTTGGATTGCAGGAATAGACTACTCTTTAACATCTCCAGCTGTTTGTGTGGGAGAACTAATAGAAAACGATGTTAAATTTGAAAATTGTAAATTTCATTTTATAAGACAGACAAAATCACAAAAATCTTTTGATGTTTTTAATGCTTACGAATATCCTAAATACTCAAATGAATTAGAAAGATATGAAAATTTAGCAGAATGGGTAATCGAATGTATTCGCTGGTATACTGGTAGAGTAAGTATGGTCTATATAGAAGATTATGCATTTGCTGCCACAGGAAAAGTATTTAACATTGCAGAGAATACAGGAATACTTAAACATTATCTTAAAAAGTGTGGATTTCATTTTACAACGATTCCACCCACAGTAATTAAAAAACATGCTACAGGAAAGGGAAATGCAAATAAAGAATTAATGTATGAAACATTTTTAGAAGAAACTAATATTGATTTACAAACTCGGCTATCACCTAAGTCAATCAAAATTACTAATCCTGTTTCAGATATTATAGATTCATACTATATCTGCAAGTCAGGGTTACTCTAACACAGGAAAGTTATGTACCCCCAAACATTAAATTATCCTTATCTAATTGAAACGAGCACACAACAAATTAAAAAATATAGTAAAACAGAAGCAGACAGCGAAGCAGAAAAAATTCAACTAAGTGGAATTGATGTGGAAGTTCATCATAGAGGGTTTCTTCTGTATCGTTTATCTGGTATAACCCAAGGAAATCTTTTCCCATAAAAAACTTGACAATTGTAATAAGAGTTGTTATAATTATATTATAGAAATTAAATGAGAAAATTATGAGCATGATGAAATTCGATGACTCTAAGATAAAAGAGATCAGAGAAAGAAAAGAAAAAGGACTACCGCCACTTCCTTCTACGAATGATGTGGTTATTGCTTCAAAGAATGCAAAGGGCGGTAG